TGAATAGATCTTGTGTGTGCGCAGTAGGATCAAACGACGCAGAAACTGAGCCGCGAGTATCCTGTGAAATAAAATATCCAGTTTGCGCAGCGCGTGAAGAGATTTGGTGGTTTGCCCACACTACATTGCCACCGCCGTCGCCGAGGCCCACAATAACACCGTAGAGTGGAGCCGTGTTTGCTACAACTGCAGCACCTAAACCATCTCCAGTCTTGAGCTTGGAGTTTTCTCCACTTCTCAGATTAGATTCGAAAGTCTCGCCTAACCAGTATTTTTCAGCGGTTCCGACAATATCATCATTTGTTGATGTCGGGTCAGTGTTGAATACTTTTCGGATAAATGTTTCTGAATCTCTGTTGAAATCAAAAGTAGCTGTTTTGTTAATCGTTCCGTCTCCGTTCAAGACGTTTGCGGTGAATTTTTGCCCTGTCGCGCTCTCTACCAAAATGCCGGCTCCTGAAAGCTTAACTAAATTTGCGCCAGAGCCAGTTGCGGTGGAGCCCGTTAGTGTCATCGCACCTTCCTGCAGATACCAAATAGCAGCTAACGTACCTGTCACCGATGTTGCAGAGGCAGTGGTAGCAGAAGCGGAAGGAAATACTAAAAGACCGTAGGCTCCGCCGGCTGACGATAGTGTGGTGCCAAGATCTTCATCCGTAATCCAACCGGCTTTAGCAGCGTCGGTGTTTGCAGCGTTGCTAGCTTGTTCACCAAGGACGCGGTATACGGTGCACGGTGAATTATTACGAAGCCAAGCCTTTACAGCATATGCGGCGTATGTAGGAGCAGTCATTTCGCCAGAGCGCCAAATGTCACCGGAAGCATTTCCTGGCGCAGGCTCGCCAAATAGATTAGCGAATTCCTTAAAAGATTCTACCTTGACAGGTCTCAGGCCCGGGCCTTTTTGGAACCTACCAATAACTAGAGGCCCCATTCTCTCTGGCAAACTGGGAATTCCAGACTCATCAATTTCATCAATGAAAACCCCAGGTGATACAAACTTAAACTTATCGACTGACATGCTTCTACGCTCCTTAAATATAAGCTAGCTCAAAAATTATGAACTTTTTCTCTAATAAATAGTGTTCGTTAACTACAAACTCCTTTAAAATCTAAATTCTCCGTCCTCATCTTGTACAACAATTCTCTCTCTTGCAAAACGTATCTCCACTGCGTTCTCTCTCCTGACAACTCTCGGTCTTTTTTCGTTCTTTTCGTCGCCGATCAAATAGCCAAAAACATCCATTGATATAGTAGTCTCATACGTTCTTTCATTAGTTTGATAATCAACTACAGTATTAGTGGGATTGTAGTCTTCGCCAATGAAGGCTTCATACTGATTGGAGTTGTGCTCTATGATAACTCTTCTGTGAGCGTTCGAAACTCTAACAAACGGGGTCAGGACGTCATTCATCTGCTCTTGGTACTCTGTCTTAATCACAAAGTTGTAACTAACCGTCACATAAATTGGAATCGGTATGGTTATTGTTTCGTATACAATTTTACCGTTTTTATCTTTTTTGTATAAAGGGAAGTTTTTGTCGCCGGCGCGGCGGTGGGCGTCAGCATTAGCAAAATTTCTAGTTTTGTCCTGTTTTATTACCTTATTAACTGTTAAAAATCCACCCTTGACATCGTTTACGGGGTCTAGCTTTGAAAAAGGTATGACACGGCTACTTTCATCTTTTTTTACGCCTGTTCTTTCGACCGACACGACGGGTAAAACTACCATGCCTGTTAAATCTCTTGGAATATTGTCATTCTTAATGTTGTGCGCTCTTTCGGCGGCTGACCAAATAACTGGAACTTTTTTGAAGCCTTTGTTGGTTTTGGCTTGGATATCCATTGTGTCATTTAAAAAGTTATATACAGCAAAATCTATGTCTTCTAGGCTAGATTTAAACCGAGGGACATCGCGTGATGTTTCTTCCTCATTTTTAGACATCGAATAGCCCCTCCCTGCTTCTTATGCACTCTGCAGTTATTTCCATTCTGCGATCTTGCTGGCCAAAGAGTTCCCTAGGCTCTTTAAGGCTAACAATCTCGTAAAATCCCCCACCATATGCTACAAAATCACCCTCACGAACGAAAAGATCTTGGTCTTCCGTTAGTCTTCTTTTGTGAAAGTGTATTGTTAATTTTGTTTGTTTATCAACACCATATTTATCTGTTCTAGTTTCCTCGCCGGCGAAGTCGATCAGAGCATAGACTCTGACGGGAGGCAAAAACGACTTGACAATCGCTTCATTATATAAAGGGTGGAAATTAGTATGCTCTAGATCCACTGGATAATACGCAACGACCTGTCCAATCACTCTTTCGATTAGCTCGTCATTAACCTGTTTTACAAGATCGCGCTCTTTCTCGCCCAAGAACAAGGGGGGCGGCGGGCTATCTGGTTGTTTCCATTTATCTTTCTCGCTCGCCATTTATTTTATCCTTGATATATGAAGTATGGGTATGTTTGTGCGGTCTCTAGAGCGTTCTTACTAATATTTTTCTGAAGTTCTGAAATCTTTTCGTACGTCATTTCATCAAGCACCTTTTGTAGCTCTTCGCGCAATGTCTTTTGCTCTTCCCTGGCTTCTGATATTAGTTTGTCTCCATTTAGGCTGACGTTATTGCCGGGGATAGGTATTTGACCAAATTTAGACCTTACCTGCCCCAAGGTCTCTTTGGCTAACGACAGTGCGAATCTGCGAATCCACTGCTTGCCAATTGAATTTATGTTTTTGTACGGAATGTTGGCCAATGGTAAAGTGTTCATGTTATTAACACCCTCAACTCCAGATTTCCTATCCTCTTGGTCCTCCCAAATTTCCTCAAAAGTTGTGAACTCTACCCACATGCTCTTTGGAGACATGCTAGTAGGTATTGGGTATACTCTCAATTTATTATTCTTAATTTCGTAAGAGTAGTGTGAATTTCTAGTATATATCGCGTCTTCATATGCCATAGCCTGGAGCTTGTTGTGCCACGGTGGTATCACTTCAAAAGTAGAGTCGTCTGCGTACATTCCATAAGTTGATAAGTTGCCAACTGCGTTCATGCCGCCATAATAACCATAGAATCTCCACATTGCATGTGGAGTTTTATAATATACTCTACGAATATTAACTCTGTTTTTGTCAACAGAGCCGGAGAATTCTGCTCCCTCATCAGACCCGTCGATCGAGGCGGAATAAATAATAGCTTGTAAATCATAATCTTGCTGATCTTCGACCAGCGTAAAAGAAGCAGAATAGATAGGCTGTGTGCCTCCGATTCCAACTTCGGTACTAACCTGATCCATAACTTGTCTAGAGTACCCAAGTTTAAATTTTGGATATTTTGTTTCGACGTTACTGCCGCTTAGTGCATCTGTTCTTTGCCCGTCGTGATCAAAAGTGCCAGTTGTTGCGCCAAGCGAGCTATGAAGAATATTTTTTGATTGGTGTACATTAACAATGTAAGAATATTCTAAAGTCGCTTCTTCGTAAGAGGCATAAATGTTGCCTACTTTGAGTTCGATATCAAGTATGTCGCCGCCTAACTTTTTGAAAGCATATGATACTTGATCGGCAGCGCCCGTAATAAAATTTGAATCAAACAGTTCCGAGCTTGTGTTTACGTAGAGGCCTAGTGGATAATGTGCTGTGCTGCCAGCGCCGTCGACACCAGTGCCTAAAGTGCCGGTCGAGGGCAGTATTACCGCTGAAGTTTGTGAGCTTGGTGTTAAGGTTGGTGTTGCCATTCATGAGGCCTCCTATCATTATAATTAGTAAGGAGAGTGCCTTTAATCCTTGGCCTTTACCTTAGTTGTTTTAGAGCTGGCTCTTTTTGTTTTTGTTTTGCTTGAAGATTGCACTTTTGTCTTCTCTGGCGTGGGGTTAGTGACCATTTCGTGAAAAGTTTCGCGCGACGTGCTAGTTGGCTTTTTCACTGTCTTTTTTGTAGTCTTCTTTTGTTTTATAGTTTTTGCCTTCGTCTCCGCCTCTAGTTTAACCGGCTCCACAGTTTCAGTTGGCAGCACAATTTCTTCAGGCGCCTCTACAGTCTTTTCGACACGTCCCTTAAGCTTCTCCATGTTTGCTCTAATCGATGCATATTTTTTAGCATATTTTGCCATTGTCAGTCTTTTTGTACGCTTACCCATAAGGGCCTCCTATTTTTACTTATATAAGTAGTCTAGCAAATAAAAAGCCCTCTGTTAACAGAGGGCTTGATATTGATAAGGCTTAAAGTTGAATTACTTATTAGGTACCTTCGACTACGGCAGCGGACCCAGAAGCAAGGACCTGGCCATAAAAATTAGTACCGTCGCAGACTAGCTCTAGAGCGTCGCCCTTCTTACATGCGGAAAGGTCAAACCGAAGACCACCAGCAGCTGCATAGTGCTGAACGTTTCCATCACCAGTCGCGTTTTCGCCAACCTGGACAGCCGCAATATTCTGCGAGTCTGCGTCACCAGCAGATGATGTAATTGTAACGTCACCACCAGTGATTTCTCTAACTATGAACTTAGCCCACCAGCCAGAGCCTGCGTCGGCAGCGCTTGGTAGCGTCATAGTAAAACTAGCCGAGTGGTTTCCAGCAGTAGCTGTTCCCGAGCTAATAGTAAAAATTGTGCCGCAATCTGCAACATCAATTGTTTTTGCCGCCGTTACATTTTCAACCTTTTTTCTATCGGCGCTGTATCTTCCTAACTTACTCATGTTCGTTTTCTCCTTTTTAAAAGGCTAGTAGCCTTATCAATCATAATAAATAGTAAACTCTTCTTTTAAATTCCAAAATAAAAACCCCGCCAAGAGAAAACTCAAGGCGGGGCTTATTTTAGTCACCTAGATGGTCGCCTAGGACTTCTTAGCTAGCACCTGCTTCGCCAAGGAGACCGCGAACAACGACTAATCCGTACATATCAGGACGGACCATCTTCTTAGCGTAACGGGTCATGACGCCCTTACGTGGCACGAAGTCTTCCGTACCGAAGATGGTAGGAGTAACCTGTAGTGGCACATATGGAGCGTAAACGTATCCGCTTTCTAGGAAGCTTCCACCCTTACGGCCGACGAGAACGAGGTTTCTTGGGAAGTAAGGATCGACGTGGACGTCGAACTTACGTGAAAGAGAACCAACATTCACAGCACCAACGGAGCCGCTGTCGGAGTCATGGGTAACGTTAGCGCGGAATCCAGCAGTGAACTCCATGATGTTAGCAACTTCTGGTGATGTTACCAGGAAGTTAGCTCCACCGCGGAGAGTCTTTCTGTGGATCTGAGCCGACATGTCGTTAATGGTCTCAACAAGAGTCTCGTACCACTCGCTAACTGTACCAGTGAAGTCTGGGGCAGCAGCAGTGGCGCCAAGCTCAAGACCGGTCTCTCTGTCAACAAAGAGGCCAGGTGAACGCGACCAGTAATAAGTACCAGCGGTTGCATCTTGGATAAGATCATTGAGAATCTCACGATCGATTTCAAGGGCGACCTGCTCAGAAAGAATCTGAGTAAGCTCAACTTCAGCATCAAGATTGTGATATGCGTTGAGATCTTGACCAAGCTCTGGGGACCACTTGGCCTTGAGCTTCTTGGTCATCGCGGTAACAGCGATGCTGTCAACCTTGATGTCGATCTCGGCAATCTCATTCTTGTTGGTCGTTGAACCAGCGTTGCCAGTGCCTGGAGTTGGCTCTTCAAGAGGCCAGTTGTCAGCACCAACAACGGATCCGATAGCGACGCCGGCGTTGAAGTTGTCCTCAACAGCATAGCTAACGCCAAATCCGCCGGCTTCGGTGTTGTCGGAGCCATCGGGCGCAAGAACTGTAATTGTAACTGTATCGCCATCAACACTAGTGAGTCGACGAACAATTTCGTCATCACCAACAGAAGAAGTAAAGTTTAGAGTTCCAAGAGCCTCGCGGTTGAGGTCCGTAGGAGCGGTAAACGTAAACTGCGCGACTGTAGCAGTGGCCTTGTCAGTTCTGTTAAGAAGATCCGGATCGAATCGAACCAACTTCTTTTGAGCTTCAGAAAGGCTGCTGATCACAGTCTGCGGAAGGGCAGCAACCGCTGCTAGCGTAACAGTGCTAGAAGCAGTGGCATGCGAGTATCCATTCGCAAGGTTGTAGAAACCACCACCAGTTTCCTTGATGTCACTGACACCGCCGGTGATCTGCGATGCAACAACTCCACCACCATACACGGATCCGCCAGCAACGGAGCCAGCGCGAGCGAGGTTAGTAGTAAAATCGAGGAAGAAGATGAGTCCAGAAGGAAGGCTCATTGGCTGAACCGACACAAGGTCGTTTGCCAGGAGTCCACCAAAGACTCGGCGAACGATTGGGAACGCTACGGAAGCGAAACCTTCAACGTCGCCTGCGGCCATCGACGAGGCCTCTTTAAGAAGCTGCGCGGCCTGGTTTTCGAGAAGACGGGCCATTCCGTTCTTCTGCTGATCGCTATCAAGTCCTTCAAGAAGTCCAGTAGCTTCCCACTTATCCATTAGGGCAGCACCTTCTCTCTGGAGGGATCTATCAACGATACCTTCAGTTAATTTTTCTAAAACAGACATTATTTTAATCTCCTATAATTTATTAATCTTTGTCTATTCCGGCTAGGAATTTCCAACGGTTTAACGTTGGGTTTGAAGTTTCTCTGCTTTGTTGTTGTTTTCTAGCAGATAAAATTACCGAAGACGACTTTTGTACTGCCTCACTCAGTGAATTTGGCTGCGTTTTACTTGAGGTGCTGCCCACTGTGTTTTGAAGTGTCTCAAAAATTACTTTTGCCTCTTCGATGGTTTCGGCGTTTGAAATAGCTTCGGCAAGCTTCTGCTTTTGCCGCTCATTTAAGGAGTCGCTGTCCAATGCCTTATTTTGATAAAGCAACTTTGCATTTGTTATATTTGCTTTGTCAAGTTTTTCTTCTAAAACTGCAACTGCTTTTTGAAGTTTTAGAGCAATGTTTCTTGTTTTTTCTAGTGTTTCGTGAAGCGCTTGAGCTTCCTGTTCTTTTGATTCGTTTATATCTGTTAGTTTTTTGACAGCTGCGCGTAGGGCTGCTTTCTCTTCTCTAACTTTAGAATCTTGTTCCAGCGCCAGAAGCTCTTCTTCGGCTAATTCAATTTCACCTTCGCTTATACCTGCCCAGCCACGCTTCTTTGGCTGGATATCAACCTCCAGGCCTTCTAGCTGTAGTTCATCTAGATCTTCGTCGAGATCTTCGTCGAGATCCTCAAATAAGTCTAGATCTTCGTCCAGGTCCTCATCGAGATCTTCATATAAGTCTAGGTCTTCGTCTAGATCTTCAGCAATATCTTCGGGTCCGAGATCTTTTTCGTCCAGGGACTCCTCATTTAAAAGGTCGACTTCTTCTAGCAGTCTGTCTAGTGGAATTTCAATTTGGTCGTCGTCACTAGCAGTGGCCGCAAATGGAATATGTTCCATAACAGAAGAGACAGTATCTTGTGCTTCACCTGGGGCCATGTCCATGGTGTCTGCCTCTGCTGCCTCTGGTGTTAGCCCTAGTTCAGAGTCTAAATTCAGGTCACCCTCTTCTTGCTCTAGAAGAGTCTCGATCGACTCTTTGATCTGGCTAGAGTATTTTTCTAAAATTAAAGTTTCTGCGTTTTTAGTCGCTGCCTCGCGAAGGGCTTCAGCATCGATGATCGCTTGTTCTAACATATCTGACATTTATATTGCTCCTAGAAGGCTATTTGTCATAATAACTAGTCACAAACTAATGAAAAATCCTGTTTTATGATTACGGGTTAGCGGCGCCGAGTGGTGACGGGTTGAAATACACCAATACATCGCCGCCATCGTCATCGATCGCATGGCCGACAGCGCGGACAAACTCGCCACTTGAACTAGGTGGCGTAAAGTCAAAATGGCCGGCTGTGGTGGAAACATAAACGGGCAGTCCGTCGACAGCACCTGAGCCTGGCACATTAAGTATTTCTGTCGAAGGAATGCGCACAAAGCCGCGCAATAAGACGCCAACTTGTTGCGAACTACCTGCGAAACCTACTGCCAAAAGCTGGTTTCCGCCAGTAGACATCGCGCTGCCGTCAGCCTGATCCCACGTGCCATCTGTGTGGAGAAAGTAAATTTGCCCTGCTGTTAAAGTGTCATTC